ATAGTGTAGATACACATGCTTTTCAATAGGATTTAAATCCTCTGTGTTTTCATTTTTCATCATTGCTCCTTAGTTTATTTTTGTTCCTGAAAAGTTGTAACTCATACTTACTTTATCTCCTGTATTAGCTTCATTCCAAATTTGGAATTCTAAACATACTTTTTCTCCTCTTTTTAAATACTTTATTGCTTGGGTTGAAGCTGATTTTCGATGCCATTTTTTTCGCTTATCCCCATCAATGAGACCACCATCTTCACCTATCCACATCTCTCCAAGTTTATTAGCTCCTTTTCCTGTACCAAATATTTGTTCTTTTGCTAAATAATGGTTTAAATTTACTAGAATATCCTCATGCCATTTTTTATCATTATAATTTGCCTTACTGCCGTCTGCATTTGCCCCCGAGAAAGTAGATACAAAAACTGTAGCACAGAACATATATGTTCCATCAATTGGCGCTGTAAAAACCCCTGTTTCGGAATCGTATGCTCCTCCTACATTTAATTCTTTAGTTTTTGCTTTTAAAACACTAGGAAAAGTAACATTTGGCGTTGCACCCCAATAAAATTCATTTGCACTAAAATTAATATTTTGACTATTTTTCCAAGCGACAAACTCTTCCATTTTACTGTTTATTTCCTCTTCTTTTTCAAGGAATACAGAAGTCAATCTCGTGTTTGTTTCTATTAGCTCTGCTATTTGTTCCGTTTGATTTTTACTCATCTTTCTACCTCTCTTTTATGTATTTTTGTAATTGAATGACTATTTGTCATTGAAAGTTTTTGAATACTATCTATATTTTTCATAGTTTGGATATGGCTTTTAATTGTTGTTATGTTTTGATTTGTGATTGTATTTGCAATGCTTATTTGAAAGCTAATATTTTCTTTTTCTCTATTTGAAAACAATCCATAGAGACGCATTATTGATGTATTTATAAATGAAAATGATTTTGAGAACAAAGTAAATTCACTTAAATAATTAAGTTTCAAATCTGATCCATTATCAATAATTTCTATTGCATCAATATTGACATCAATCAACTTTAAGTTCAAAGCAAATATAGGCTCTGCAAATTTAGATTTATAGCTTAATGCTGTTTGCTCATGACTCCAAACAGCAAAAAGAGTACCATCTTCCAAGAAAAAACCGATTTCTGTAACCCAAAACTCTTTACTTTTATCTCTAAAGATAGAGTTTAGAGTTATTTGATAATTTTCTTTATCTATTTGAGAGCTTAAAAATACTTCCCTAAGTTCTTCTTTTTTCAGGGTGGTCTGCTCCGTGGTTGGTGTATATCGACCAGACCCCAAAGCAATATGCGAAATCTGTATCTTGAGTCCATCTATATCCTTTTTAAAAAGTGCTTGTTTCCCTACATCCGTGATGATAGGGATGAGCTTATCACTCACTATAGGCTCTGACATCTATTTACCTCCTGTATTTTAAATGTTGCTACAATTATTGGTTTTAAGAATGCTACTACTGGTCTTTTTATCTCTCCAAATCGAACAACACTTTCGAATGTAGAGAGATTAAGAGCAACAGCAACATCTGCATCACTATCTTTCCTATACTGTTCTGATACAGCACTTTTATTTTCTATCTCTGAAATTTCTATGCTACTCACAAGAGAAACTGCAACATCACTATCTTTTTTATAATCTTTTGATACTGCATTTCTATTTTCTATCTCTGCAACTTTTACACTACTCAAAAGAGAAACTCTATTTTCACAAGAAGCCTTAATGTAAAAATAAAAATGACTTCTAACATTTTTATAGATATGCAAATACTTTAGAACTCTTATCTGCTCATACTCATTAAAAACTCTTTTAGAATTTTGATAAAATTTTGTAATATCTAAAACAATAGAAAAAGTATAAGGTTTAGTAGGATTAATCCCAAATGGGTCTTCTTTATCTTCCCACCATTCCGTTATTTCCGTTTCAAACCCTAAAATGTCCAAAACTTTTTTAATAGCCCAAAGTGTTCCTTTCTTTCTATGCAAAAGTAAAGAATTTGCTATCATTTCTCTTTGCTGTTTCTCATCTAAATCTTTAAATTTCCAATAAAAATCAGAACCAAAGCTATAAGCCAAAATCGGTAAAAAATCTACTGGACACTCTTTTGGATTAGCAAGAGTTTTAATACGTTGTAACTCTAAAGAGATTCCATCTATCCGAACGCTTGTAGCAATATCAAGTGCATGTTCTTCAATTGGGTAAACTTTCGGTAAAAGAGAAGTTGGTTTATAGCTAGTATTTCTCATCATAAACCTCATAATTTATTTTTTTAGAACTACATATTGCTATTTGATTTCTAGCAATAGTTAAACGATTTTTAGGAGAAGTAAAAACAACTTCTTTCACACCAGCTACTCGTAAAAAGTCATTTAGTTCACTCAAGGTAATATCAGCACCGATTTTTTCAAGGTTTTTCAAACCTTGGTCTAAACTATCCATCGCATTTATGTAGATTTGAGCAGAATCATTATTCTCAAATATTTTAAGTGTTGCATCTATCACATAATTAATCTCTTCAGCGAAATTAATTACTAGCTTATCTGTCAAGGGTCTTACATCTTCAGCACTTAAACTTTTATGAACTCGCTCTAATATATGCTCATCGCTATTTGGAGCATACAGATAAACAAGCACTTCACCTGGAATTAAAGAGTAAACAGAAACATCTTCTATTTTAGCATCTGCTTTATAGGTGTAACTCTTATAAGTCTCTTCACTACCAGCAGTGCTTTTATCTGCTAAAGATAATAAAATTCTTTTTCTTAAACTCTCATCATCTTCTTTTGTTGCACCACCACCAAACTCTTCTAATGCTTCTATTCTATAAACATAGGGTAGAGGTGTTTGTAGTGTTGTAAGTTCAACATCAGAAGCTTGACAATACTCATCAAGCTCAACAAGAGCCTCTTTTTGTTCATCACCAATATAAAAAACAACATCTTCAAGGATTTTTCCTTGTTTTGTTCCACCATCATCTATCATAAGAGTATCTTTGGGAATCATAACCTCATATTCAAGCTTAGAGCTTAGCTCAAATCTATAAGTTGCTGTTGGTTTTGACCCCTTTAATCTCTCAACTCCATAGAAAACAGCGTAGTTATCCAAATCACTATTTTTTGCAGTTGTAAGAAAAAAAGCACGAGCCAATTCATTAAATTCTGCTCTTAGATGCATCTCTCTAAATGCAGATGCTTGTTTCTCAATTAACATCAAATCGCCCTCGCTAGGCTTCCAATCAGGCAATATTTTTTTTACTTCGTCAATATGATATTGGAGCAAAGATTCATAGTCATATTGCTTGATAACATCTGGTATTTTTATGCTATTTATATCCATTATCTCTCCTCCAATTCCAATTTCATTTTTATTTTTCCATCGCCCTGTAGCTCAAAAAGAACTTTCCGACACCTCACACGCTCTATATAGCGATTTATTGCTTCAAATGTATATTTTATCGCCCATAGCCTCCACTCTGTATTTAGCTCTCTATCTCTTAGTTTGTAGAGTTCAGAGCCATACTTTGGTCGCATTACTCTACTCCCCAAAGGAGTAGTTAATAAGCGTATTATCTCATCTGATACAGAAACAATATATCTACCATTACTTTCTCTTTTTTCTTCAAAAGTAGTAGAAGATGGCAATATTTTCATCTCTATACAAGAGACTTTATTTCCAATCTCTATCTTCTCTTCTAAAATAGAAATAGCATTAGCAAGAGAGTCAAAAGATAATTTATGACTCTCTTCTATAGCTGACAGATTAGTTAGCATTACCTACTGTGCCATCTTCATTCGTATCTGCAATAGTCTCATTCGCAGGAGCTGTTACAGGTGCAGATAGTAGCTGTGTTACATCAAACACGATGTGACTAATCTCTTTTGGCATCCAAGTATCTACATTGATAGTTCCAGCTGTAGTTGTCTTCTTTGCAAGAACCATTCCCATTTCTACTGGAAACCCTTTTACGTCTCCAGCGAATTTAAAGGTAATGGTTTTTCCATCTTCAGCTACTGTTTTAGTCGCAGACAATGTAACAATAGAACCATCTTCAAGGGTCATTTTTCTACCTGTTGTTACACCATTTTCATCTTCTACAATCTCCTCTTTTACTACCTTTGGTACATTAGCAATTGCTTCAACTACAGATTTTACTGAGTAGCTTTTCCCGTTTACCTTTACAGCAATACCTGCAAGAATATCTTGTAGATTTGCATTATTGAGCAGTTTCAATAGCATGGTTTCAATTTGACCTTTTTCTAAGTCATCTAACACTTTTGCCATCTCTTTTACTTCATTTAGTGCAATATTATAGTCAGCGAGTGTTTGTTTCACTTCTGTATCATCATACTCACTATTTTTAATCTCTGCTAAAATTGCTAAAGTCATAGCTTTTTGGCTCTCCAAATTAAGCTTAATTACCTCTTCAATCGGGGTGTTGTTTTGTTCTGTTGTTACCATTCTGTCTCCAATAGTTTTTATTAGCCTAAAGGCTTAAAAACAGATTTCATTAAATCTATTTTTAAAACTTATCAAACTATGTCCTAGGGACTGCAAGTGTTCCATAAAGAACTTCATGTGTATGGAATGTTAAATCTCCAATCATATCGCCAATTGTTCCCTCAACTGTTAAGTTACCAACTTCATCTAAACTGCAATTAGAAGCATCAATCTTAAGATAAGAGCTACTTTTAAGCTCTATACTTTCACTCGCTTCAACTTTTGCATTTTTACACTTTAAAGCAATATCTTTATTACTCTCAATGCTAACTTTACCTTCTGCAAAAATCTCTATGGGCTTTGAGTTTTCAACTCTAATAATTATCTTATTTGGAGTTACCAATTTAATATGTTCATCTTTTAAACTTATCTCTGCTTTTGTGTCATCTTTGTACTCCACATACTCTGTTGTTCTATCTTTAATAGAGTGAGTAATAGGCTCTTTATCATGCGAATAAACCCCTCGCATTATATAGCCCATATTAGCATTACCAAACGGACACATCACCATTACCTGTTCCCCAACATAAGGAGGGCAATAGTGCTTTTTAAATTCTCCCATCTGTGCCATTACAGGGAAAAAGTCCGTTGTTCGACCCATAATGTCCACTTTGGCAAACAGAGCATAATCATAATGGTCTTTTGGACGCTGAGTAGTATAGACTTCACTTATCGTTCCAATTTGACAAACATTATTAATTCTACGCTCTAGCTCTGCCAAGCTTATCATCTACTCACTCCATTTTTCTGTTTCAAAATCTATCATAAAAGTCAATCTTGAGGCAACATAAAAATAATCTTTATGCTCTCCAATAATTGTCCGACCCTTGTAACTCCCATGATAATAAAAGTCATCATTTGAGATTGCATCACCCACAGCTTGTTTAACAAGGGGTATAAGCTCTCGCACCCTTGTAGCCTCTATCTCATCAGGGGTAACTACAATATCAACCTCTAATTTAAGAGAATGAGCTTCTGTTACTCCTAAAGAGCTATCAGCCACGTGGTCATCAGGGTCACGGAGAATTAGAGCTGGAAACTCTTTTTCTCCTAACGGACGACTTAACCATTCAAAAACTTTCTCAATGCCATCTATGGCTTCAAGATTATTTTTTACCCTGTTTATTATCTGTTGGTTTAGGCTTTGGTTCATCTTTTACCATTTCTGCAACACCCTTTGCAATCAAAGCATCAGCAACGCTCTTATCAATATCACCCATATTTCTAAAACCTGTTTTTATCTTTAGCTTTTTACCTTTTTCTAAAGTAGTGCCATTCAAACTAAAGTCTTGCTTCATTACTATCATCTAATTTCTCCTTTTCTCTAAATAGATGCGAACTAAATCAACATCTTCTTTGTCTTTTTCTCTAAGTTTATAGAGTGTTCCCTCTATCGTTATCTCTGTTTCAAAATCAATCAACTCTGCATCAGAAACTTTCAATAAAACAGATGGCTCAAAAGCCGAAACATCTCCATATTCAGAGGCACTATCGAAAATAACCTCTGTTTTTTCATCGAAGATTCCAATAATAGGCTCTTCTAATGTAGAGAGATGAACTTCTGTTGCGAACTCTTCCTTGTTGAAGAAGAGTTCTTTTAGGTCATCATTTAGTAGATTTTTGAAATCCATAAACTCTTACTTTTGGGTATAACACCCTAGCAACGGCTAAAGATAATTCAATCATACTAAATCACTTCTAACCAAAAATGCATCCGACTGGCTAAGTGAAATACAAGGAGCTGTCTTATGCTTTGCTACCATGGCTTCACTCTCTTCATCAGTTTTTACATAGCTTACCTCTTTTTTATCAGCCAAATAGACAACATCATCTTCAACGATAGGCAATGCACCATATTCAACAGATACTTTTGCATCAGAAGCACCCATAAAGTATTTTCCATTTGGCATAATAGGCTGAATATCAGGTTCTTTTGTTGTTCCATGATTTACATATTCTTCGTAGGTATAAAGCTCCATACCAAGGACAGTACCGTAATTTACCAAGCCATCTTTGTTCGCAACTGCATCAAGCTTAATCGCAGAGATAAGCATCTTTCTATTGTCATAATAAGCTTTTACTTTTGGATTATCAAAAAACTTATCAATCGCATCATTTGCCATCACCACGGTATCAGGCGTAATCCCACTGGTCTTTGCTACAAGAGCTTTGTCGGCTCTCAACAACTCAATAGGATTAGATGTTTCTGCTGTAAACTTATCTTTAGCAGCTGTTTTTTTAATATGCTCCTTTGGCATCTTATAATCAATAGTGTACTCTTTGTCCCCAATTTTGTATTTCAATACTCCACCATCTAAAACAGAGGTAACTTGAAGTAGTAAGGCTCTTTGAACACGCTCTTTAAGCTCTTTAAAGTCACCAGCAAGTTTTTTTAAAGCTCTACCTCTTTGTTTTTTCTTCTTATATGGGTCATTCCCCACATCTTTAGAGTACATCTCTCCAGCTGTAGTAATTTTCTTTTCAGAAATGTAAGGTGGTGTAACCGTAAAGTTTTCATAACCAGAGTTTTCAACTTGTGTACCCGTTGTACCACGGACAGAGTACTCCGATGCACCTCGTGTTCCTTTAACAATCTCAATTTGAACCTCTTTGGTATCGTGAGGTTCCGATTCTTTACCTTTAAAAAAAAGATTAAAAAGCCCCATTTTTACAGGATATAACTGCTCTACAAAATATGTTAATTTTTTTCTCTCAAATGGAGATGCCATATTACGCTCCTACTATTTTAATATTTTGCATAAAAGGTTCAAACTGAACGCTTTGTGCTGTGTGACCATCACCAAAAGTCATAGAACGAGCGTTGAATACACCTGCTTCATAAACCAATGCTTCAACATCTCCTGCACTTGCATCAATGTCTTGACCTAAAATAACTCTTGGTTCTTCGCTTCCATCTGTTGCATCTGCAACAGAAACAAGAAACTTGTTATCAGCATCTTTTCCAAGAACAGTTCCTCTAAGCAATGGTGTTTCACTCTGCTTAATGGTTCTATGTTTTGCATAAAAAGGAAACTCATCTCCAGCAATCAAATTATCAGGTTCATATGTTTCTCTAACCATCTCTTTTTACCCCACTTACCCCACTAAAAAATGCTTTTTCATCTTCCTCATCTTGAAGTTTTTCAGCTGCTATTTTTTTAGCATCATCACTATTATCAATATTTCCACCCAGCCCCATATCTAAGACTTGATTACCAAGAGAGATTCCATCATTATCAATTTTTTCTTTTTGGAGATTTAGATTCTCTTTTTCCTCTTTAGAAAGTTCTTCAAGCTTTCTATATTGAGCAAGTTCAATCTGCTCTGCTGTACTTTCACCATCAAACTTAAGTTCGGTAAAATAATGTGCTAATTCAGGCTTCAAAATTTTATCAATAGCTTTTACTCTTGCACCCTCTTTATCTACTCCAAGATTAAACACCTCACTATATAAATCAGGATGATTTTTTCTTAACTCTTCTAATGTCATACTCTTATTCTCCTTGTTATTATTTTCATTTTCAAATTCTAAACCTACCTTTGCGTTTGGAATAGCAGGAATATTTACAACAGATGCTTCAAATATCTCCCACTTTTTAGCGACGATTAAATCATTTTGTTTGTCTCTTTGCTTTATGTCGTATTTTAGAAGAGAGACACCAACGCTAATAGACTCTAAAAATCCTCTCTCAAGCTTTCCAAAAATCTTCATGGCAAACTCATCTTCAGTATCAAAAACAGCATCTGCTTTAAGTTTTTTACCTTCTACTCTTAAATTTTCCCATTTACCAATGGGCAATGCTTTACTGTCATGGTTATAGAAGACTTTTAAAATATTTTCTCGTTCTAAGTCAATATTGTTTTCCCCATGAAGTAACTTCATGTCATACCAACCTCTACCAACAATTGTCTCATCGCTTAGTATGAATGAGACGGTTTTTTTATCTGCATTAATCGCATCAGTTCCAAGATGAACATTAAAATTTAGATTCTGTTTTGCATCAATTTTTCTTTTAGGCAATTTGTTTTTTCTCCTTTTTCCACTTTTTAGAACCTCTCAGTTCTTCAGGTGTCGCATCTATCATAAGTTTGTTCTCTTGTTTTTTACGTCTCATGTTTGTCTCATAATCTGTACCATTGATATTTGCTGCTTCTAACTCGGCAGTTGAGAAACCAGCTTCTACACGATTTTCTGCTGCTTCTGTTTCTACTTTTTCATTTATCTGTCCAGCAGAGGGTCCAGACCAAGTTGAGCCAAGATAAGAGGCTCTAACAAATGGGTCTTCCATAAACCCTGGTGCATCAAGTCGTCCCATTAGAACTGCCTCTTCAATAATCGCTTCATAAAAAGGTTGACAGAAATTTTTAGCTATTTTGGCTCTATCTTGTTTGTATATTCTCCAAGCTTCCAAAAAAGAGGCTCGTGCAGCCGTATAGGAGGATTCAAAATGTTTAATCATTATCTCAAACGGCATATCAAGCCCAATTGCTACTTGGCGTAAGATAGCCCTTGTAAATGGGTCATACGCAGGATTTGGGCGTGTAGGATTGGCAATATCAATACTTTCTCCTTTATAGAGCCTAGAAACCCCTCCTGTTGTTAAATTTAAATCTCCCTCATCCTCTTCAGGTGCATCTTCATCTGTTTTTAGAAAAACATTAAAGAGACCAGAGATAAGAGCAGCCGTTAGCTCTGCGTTGGTATAGTCATCTAGCTGTTTTAGCTTCTCTAGTACAGGTGCAAGAATAGGCACACCTCTTCTTTGCTCTGGTCGTGTTTTTTTAAAGAGATGAATAACATTTAATCTGCCACTCTCCTTACCATATGCAGGTACTTTTATCCACTCTTTTTGTGCATAGTCTAATCCATAAGGGTGAGCCTTTAAGATGTGGTACTCAACAGGCTCATTCAGTTCATTAACAACAATACCTCCAGCAACATCAACACTATCTATTTGGTCATTTTCATTACATACTCTATCAGCCTCTATAAGTGCTATAGTTGTCTGATACAATGTGCCTTTTCTCTTTAACTTTGGCAATAAGGCAAATACATCTCCACTAATAAACATTGAGAGAAGTACAGTTGTTTGCATATCATAAAAATCTTGGGTTCGTGAAGCATCACAATTTTTTGACTTAGCGACAAAATTAAATTCTCGTTCTGCATCTTGCTCCCAACGAATAGCTTCCTCTTCACTAATCCCCAAATATTCAAAATCAACTTGACTTTGTACGGTAAGACCAGTACCAACCACCGACACTACTTTTGTATTGATAGCTCCAGTGATGAGTCCGTCATTACGATAACGGTCACGGCTTCTTTCACGAAGTGTTTGTAAGTATGGTAAATCATCGGTATCAGATGAGCCACCAAATACATCCCACCCTCTTGTAGCTTTACGAGACTTTGAAGCACCTACATAGCCAAGCTCTTGAAGCTTAAACATTTGTGCTTTATGTTTTAGTCTTAGCAATCCTCTTTGAGGAGAAAAAAACGAAATGGTTTTATCAATTAAATTGGGAGTTATTTTAAAATTTGACATCTGTACCTACCATTTTAAACGGAGTTCGAGTGCTTTTTTTTGCACCCTCTACATAGTCAGTTCCATATTTTGAAATTTTTTTAAGAAGTTGTTGTTCTCTAGCGTAAAGTGTAGCTAGGTTGGCTCTCTCGGCTTCACGATTGTTTACCTTGTAGGATTGAGCCGTTTCAGCTTTATCAATGGCTCTACGCACATTAATAAGTCTTTTAGCAAGTGTTAAATTTAAGTAATCGACATCTTCCATGGCTCTCTCCTTTATTAATTTAAATCTAACTTTAACAGTTTTTAAAATTTAAGTTAATAAGGAGTTTTTTTAAAATAAGAAGTTTTTTAAAATAAGAGGTTTTTAAAATGGGTGTTCTACTAAGGGGTTAGGATAACCCCTGTTATGCTAAGTGGTTAGGATAACCCCTGTTATGCTAAGTGGTTAGGAGAGGGGGTATTATTACTCCCTATCTTTCTTTTGAGTTTCTTTCTTGATGATTTGACATCTACGAATGGCATCGCCAATGGTTTTGTAAGTTTCGGGATAATTTAAAAATTTAGATTGAAGTTCAAGCAGTTTTCTTTGTTTATGAAAGATGATGTAGATAGAACTGATGGTATAAGTACCAAAAGCCCTAATGTAATTTTCATTATTTGTTATATTTCTTACGCCATCGAGTACAAGAACTTTTACCATAACCACTTCCACCTTTTAGGCACTCACAAGCTTCACCATCTTTATCACCATCAAGTCTTTTCCAACCTGGTTGTTTAGATTTAAAATATTTTTGAGCAGCCGATTGCGTGGGGAAGTCTTTACAATATTTCGCTTTAGCATGGAGAGAAGAGCCTAGAGCTAAAATAGCCACAATTATTACAAATGTTTTTCTCACTGTTTTTCCTTTTTTTGATTTTTTAACGATTATATGTGGTTACTTTACCATCATCTTCAGAAGTTAAAAGTAGTTCTGTGTCCGACAGCTTAAAAGAAGCTACTCTTGTCATCTCCATGCCCATTGCAACAATGGTCATCTTGATTCGGTTTTCTTCAAGAATGGTGTATGTTCCACTAAACGGTGTTCCTTTTTTCTCTATAGAGACTGTTCCATCTTTGAAAAGCTCCATTTTCGCATCAGTACTTTTCCATTTTCCTAAAATATCCTCTTTGGGGTCTGAACAACCCATCATAACTAAGCCCATTATTACTACAAGTAATAAATTTTTCATCGTTTTTCCTTTTTTTTAATTGAAGTATCATGATAACATTTTTCTATTAATAATTGAATTTTATCTCTTAATTCCCCCACTAATAACCCTACTACGAACTCTTCTCTTTTTACCAATAACAATAGGTTCATTTCTATTACAAATCTTTTTATAGTCATCAATCAGTACCTCAAGCAATCCAAGCTGATAAACTTTTAAATCCCATGCTTCGTTTCTTATGCCTCTATATTTTTTAATCCATTTTCCGTTTTTCTTTTCTTCTGATAATAACTGCTTGAAAAAATCATCATCAAACTTATCTGTTTTAGGAAAATGATAATACCCAGCCCCTTTTTGCTCTTGCTCAAGTCCATCAGCTACCAAAGTTTTTAAATCATTTACATTTAAAGTAAAAAACTGTGTGTTATATTTGTTTTTAGAGGCATCTCTATGGGTAACAATAGGGGCTGTATGAGACTTTGAACCTTTTATCATATATATTCGTTTATTGAACCTTGGTTTACAGTATTTAGCCACATATTTACCCCTTGCTCCACCATAATCAATCGCTGTGGCATATATCTTCATTTTACCTGCTGGATGTTTGTATTCTCTATTCATCAAGATGTCATCTAGCGTTTCCCAGGTACTATCTAGTTTTGGGTCTGAAAAGATTACACCACGGTCAATACTCCACTGCTCTTCATCTTTTCCCCAACCACTCACATCATACTCTAATCTATTGTTTTGAGTATCGACTGAACATGTTAAGAACAAAACATCTTTAGGCACAACAGAGCCGTAAACCTCTCTTCTATTCATAAGTCCTGTAGTATCAACTTCTACAGGCTTTTCATCGTAAACCTCTCCTAGAACGGTATTGATAAACGGTTGAAGCTTTAATTTATCTGTTTCAGTCTCCAAGTACTCTTTAGCAATAGAACCCCAATCAGAGTTAGCAGAGTATGAGTAAGCTGACCAAATAAAGAAAGAAGCATGACCCCTAAAAGGCTTTTTGGCTACCCATCTACCTTTTTCTATCATTTGACGTTTATGTTTCTCCTCTATAAGAGAACCACACTCGGGGCAAGAGAAAACAGCAGAACCCTCTACATATTCGCCATCTTTATCACGCTCAAAAGAGAAGTTGTCGAACTCGAAAGGGTGCATGTGAGTACAATGAGGACATGGAACATGATAATACCTTTGGTCACCATTTTTAAACTCTGCATCTATCCGTGAGGTATCTTTAAGTTTAGGTGTTGAACCTACAATATTTTTTCTATTCCAAAAATCGTTAGTTCTTTTTTTCCCTAAAGATAACTGGTCCCCCTCGTTACCAGCACCAATATTCCACCCATCAACTTCATCTGCAATAAATGCCCTAACAGTCCTACGCCTAAAGTTTTTTGGAGAGAATGCCCCTATCATTTCCAAGATGCCCCCAGGGTAAAACTTTTTAGCAGTCTTTGCCTTTTTAACACGACCATCTACACGAGGACGTTCAACTAATTCTTTTATGACTTCATTATCCCTAATCATAGGGTCAATCTCATCTTCAGAGATACCAAAGGCTTCATCATCGGTTGGTTGTGCAAAGAGGATAGAGCATGGGTCTTGGTGTATAAAATAGCCAATACAAGCATTTAACATCTTATTGTAACCAACACGAGCAGACTTTTTAAAAGTCACTTGTTTGCTCTGTGTATCACACATAACATCAAGAATTTCTGTTTGATATGGTAGTGTTGTCCATTTACCAGGAGAGGAGGAAGATTCAGGAGAGAGATGATAATACTCATCAGCCCACTGCGAACCTGTTAATTTTGATTTGGGTTTAGATAATCCTTGTAATGATAAGAGAAGCTCTAGGGCTTGTTTACTGCTGTATTGAAGCTTTAGAGAACTCATAAAATGCTTTATCTATTTTAAGATGTAGTTCATCAATCATAACATCACTTGCATCAGGGAACTGTGCTTTTAATTGATGAGGGATTTCATACATCTTTGTTTTAAAATTCGTTATAGCGATTTGAATAACACCCAAGGCTTCATGCATTGGTATCAGTTCTCTGCTATTCTCTTTATACTTTAGCTCTTTTATTTTCCCTGCCCAAAAAGTATCAATAACAGAAACTTTTATCATTGGAGTATCTGCTTCTTTCAGTAATTTATTTAGTTCTCCTAAGTTTTCAGGATTAAATAAATCTTCATCTTTCTTTATATTCGTAGGAGTAGAAGACTCAATTTCATTAATTTTTATTCCATAAACTCTAGCAACTTCATCAAGCTTATAAAACTTCTTTTTAGTATTGTCTTTATAATAAAATTTAATCTGACCTCTCTTAACTCTTTTACCCAAAGATGAACGAGTTATTAAAGTTTTAGAATAACTATTCAGCTCCTTTAAAATCTCTACTTGTGTTAATAATTCCATAATAGCTCCTTAAGTGTGCCATAAATTAAAAATGTGCCATGGCACATAAAAATGTGCCATCGACTCAAAGCCTAAGCTGTGGGAACTGTTAGTATTTTCAACTAAAAAATGTGCCATCCAAAAAAAGATGAAAAATTGTCAGATTATGGGGTTCATTTCCTGACCCGTATTCCCAAAGCCCTAGAAGTACCTTGGAAAAAAACTATTTTTTTGAGAGATAAAAGTTTAAATTTCTCTCTAAACTCTTAGGATAACTCTCTTCTACTTTTTTAAATCCATCTTCTACAATATCTTTTCTAAACATATCCGTAACAGAAATAGTTGATAACTTTTTAATAGGCATTCTACTTTTCCCTTTACGTTTAAAGAGTGACCCATGAACATAAAAAGCCCCTTTAAGCTCTTTGGCTTTACCTCTCTTTACTTTTACTCTTACTACTCTTCTTGTAGCTCTATGCCTTTTACCCCTCCTATTAACAGTAATTCTCTTTGTCTTTACAGAAGATATAAACTCTGTTAAATCCAATCGTGGAGATGAGATAGTCATGATAAAACTATTCTCATCTCCACTTGCTTTTCTAATTTTCACTTTACTTTTAATATCAGAGCTTTTAATGTTATATTCTTTACGAATATTTTTAGCCATATAAGTGTTAAATCTTCTCCCCTCATCATTAGCAGTTCTATTAACTACTTTGTTTAAAGTTTTTTTATCTAGGAGAGATAGAACTTCATCTATTCCCTCAATCTTTGTTGTAAACTTCATCAATAGTATATTCAACCTCTTTAGAATTAATAATCTTAAAATCCTTATAAAGCTCTCTAATAAATGCACAATCACAGCAGGTAAAGAATTAAATTTCTAAATTATAGTGTATTAAACCTTTATCACTTATCACTTAAACAAGCTATATAAGCCTTTTAAACTTCTATGTTACGCTATCGTCACTTCTCCTTAAATATAGCTTGTTTGACAATGTGCTTAGTCAGCGTCATATGAGTTACATATTAGTTTAATCTGCTTAAGCATATCATTTTTAATATTTTCTTTGCACAGTCAGAGTAGTAATTGCAACCCCAACAATCATGATAGTAGGTACACCCTATGTTAGTGTCAAAATCTTTTATTTTGCTCAAAATCTTTCTCCTGATTCATCTTCAATCTTCTCTCTATGCACCTTAAAACAGGGGGAGGTAATCCCTCTCATTTCCTATTCGATAATAATAAGAGTATCGAATATATCTTGATAGTTGCTCTTCTCAAATTGCTTTTTCATGCTATTTAAGACATCAATGGGAATAAACTTGTCTTTACGGTTGCTATTCCTATTGAGGATTAATTCCATGGGTGGGGTTAGCATTACCCCAGATTTCCTATAATTAGATGGGAGAATATCTAACCAATTACGACCCATTTCTTTTGGGTCAAGGTTCGTAAAATCGACAACTATGTTCTCGTTTTTTATTACCATCTCGCAATATTGATTGCGAATCTCTAAAAAGATAAGCTTTTTTTCGGTTCTACCCAAAGCTGAATACTTTAAATAAGCATTATTGTAGTTATTTTTGTCAAAGCGATTCATTATGTAATTGTCGAAGCTAACGACACTGAACCCCTTTAAGTTTTCCTTGATGTAGGTACTCTTACCACTACATGGAAGACCAACCATTATAACAACTGTAGGTTTTTTTATCATTTTTACAATCTCCTCTTTTGTTAGTTTTGCATACATCGCAAGACCACCTAAAACCAAAGCGTCATATTGCTTTTGGTTTTTCTCTTTAAGCTCTACCGTTAGAGAGTTTTTGACTTTGTCTCTAGCAGACTTTAGTTTTTGGGGAGAATACCCCATAAATTTTGATAACTTAGAGAGATTTATACCTCCGTTTATTTTAAAAATGTTCATCATCTAATCCTTTGCTAATTTAAAAAATCTAATAGTTTTTTCACATCAAACCATCTCTTAATGTCACTGATTTCATGTTTTGTAAACTCCCAATCAGTAAACGGCTTCTTAGACCACGTCATGTGATGGTCTATTATCTTTATAATTCTTGGGATATGGTATCTCACTTCTCCATTTTTATCTACACTCTTAACCCCTCCTTTTAAAGTTAAGAGGAGTTCATATAGGTTTGTATCAATATATGTAAAACTTTTTGAATCCCCAATTTCTTTCCACTCTCCATTGATATATTTTGACTTGTAAAAATCTTCCCATTTGACTGATTCCCATTCTAAACTATCTATTATAGATAGTTTTTTCTCTTTGGGGGTCATCTTCCCCTTACATTTTTCATACAATGGTGTAATATCCTTTACAAACTTTATTGGTAATTTATACTCATTTATTACAGCAACTTTTGCCAATAAAGGCTCTAGCTCTTTCCCAATTTCATTTCTGACATCGGAGATGGCTTTTACTGCAACGTCTGTTTGACTGCTGTTACTATTCCATATAGGCAAAAGCATGTTTAGAATAGTCTCATTCTCGCTTATAAAAAGCGAGAATAACTCATATTCAAAAGGTTTCAGTATTTTTCTAACTCTCTTTAATCTTAGAATTTCATGTCCTGTATAGACATCAAATTCATTGCCATCGGAAGTGTCATAACCACTTCCCTCATCAAACCATGTATCATATCGTGCCATTATCAATCCTTTTTATTTTGATAAAAAAATTATAACACCAAAGCCCTAAACAAAATCTTAAAATAGTAATATTTTACTAAATTTAAAAAAATAGTAGTATTTTACTAAAAACACTTGACAAAATGGGAAGAATATGTAATAATACACCTATCAAAACCTAAGGATTTAAAAATGGAAAAGACAGATTTGAGTAAAAATGAATCACGATTGATTGCAGAAGAGTGCAAGGATATGAATATGGATGAGTGCATGGTACTCACAAAAGGAAGAAATAAAAATGGAGACTTGTATTTCACTTTTATAGCAAATGCCCATGAATATGAGAATTGGCATGGAGATTGTGGGTGGGAAGAAGTTGTTATCCCAACCAATTGGCACAGTTGTAACGACTGTGGAGGGGAATTATTATTATCTGCAACTCCAAGAGTCCAGCCTTTTTGCCCACACTGTGGGAGTGAAGCCATCATATAGAGTTTTTAGAACTTCTTTAGAGAGGTTCTATAAAGTTTTTTATCTAGGAGAGATAGAACTTCATCAATAATTCACGATATAAATTTCACTAACTTTTTTAGATTTCTTATGAACATTCTTCCCAAGAGTATATTCAACCTCTTTAGAATTAATAATCTTAAAATCCTTATAAAGCTCTCTAATAAATGCACAATCGTTATAGCTAACCAAAAACTTACCATCTATTTTGCCTAATTTCTCTGATAAAAGTCTATGTTCGACCTCTCCAAAACCCCCTGTATTTTTATAATAATTTTCTGTCTTATAATAAGGAGGGTCACAATAAAACAACACACCCTCCTTATCATAAGTCTCAATCAGCTTATCAAAGCTCATGTTTTCAATTGTCGTATGTCTCAGTCTTAATGACCACTGCTGAAAACTTTTGTAAATATTTTTAGGTTTTCTACCACTTTTGGTATGCATCGCATAAGTAGAACCCATACTACCAAAACTCTGACCTAACATATAAAAATAAATGGCCGCTCTCTCAATATCATTACGAGGCTTATATCTATTAAACTTCATATCATAAAACAATTCACGGCTAATCAAAAATTGCTTGAGATAAAAGCTTAAACTTTCAGGACTCTTTTTAATATGTCTATGTAAATTAATCAACTCTCCATTAATATCATTTACTACTTCCAAATTAATCTTAGGCTTTGCATACAAAACATTTAGACCTCCACCAAACACTTCAATATACATATTATGTTCAGGCATCATCTTTACAATATCATTAGCCAATTTACTCTTGCCACCAACCCAGCCAAACGGAGCTTTTAACCTTTTAAATTTCATACTTTCTACTCACTTTCACTATATAATTTTTTCACAAACTCCTCTCCAGCATCAGGCATCAAGTGAGCATACCGAAGCGTCATATTGATGTCTGCGTGATTCAAGAGCTTTTGCATTTTGTCTAAAGGAGTATTGTTAAGAGCTAAATGAGAAGCATAAGTATGCCTAAGAGTATGCATTCTCACTCTATTCTCATCTTTTGGCTTCAATTTTTTATTGAAAAGCTCATCTAAAACTTTTTTAAAAACATGATAAAAAGTATGGTATGAAACTCCACCGACCAAACTCTCCTCTTCAAAATCTATAAAAGTATCATATATCAATTGATTGATTGGATTAGTGTAGTGTGAACCTCTTTTTACATCCTCTATTGATATATTCATATTTTTAAAATCAATATCACTTTTTTTAATTTTTAAAATACTTCCAGCTCTCGCACCAATACCAAGAGCCAACACAACAAAATTATAAAGATACTTATTGTTTTCAACAGCTTTATAAAGTCTGTTTATCTCATCTTGATTTAAAAATCTTTTACGACTATTATCAATCTTCATTTTTCTCAAATCCTTAAATGGGCTAAAATCTAAAAAGCCTTTTTTGACACCAAAGTTCACTATTGCCGTCAATATCCCTACAATATCATTATTATAGGAATCAGCCATTTTTTTATCTTTTAACTTTTTTTGAAGCCTTGTAATGTCTAAATCTTTCAAAGAAACAACAACTCTGTCATCTAAATAAGATAAATGCTTGTTATATTTTTGAAAAGTTTTTAACCAAGACCTATTGTGAATTTCAGCCCATTCAAAATATTCAACTGCCAAATCTCCAACAGTAACTGACTCATTATGTACACCTGTACCAAACTTATCTTTATCAATCAATTTAGCTCTTTGGTTAAATGCTCTCTTCTCATTCCAACCATTTGATTTTTTACCAACAGGCGTGACCTCCTTTTTTCCATCAGCTTTTTTATATGTAACATAATAGATAATCTCTTTGCTACTCTTGTGGTCAGCTGGATAATAGAGCTTAACTTTTGCACCATATTTTTTAGAATTAACAAAACCTTTTTTTACCCCCATCGTTTACCCCTAATAAAAATAGGTAAAATAGGAGCAAACCCCCAAATATAGGGCATACCATAGGGTAATATAAGAAAACTCTTACTTTTCTTTAACAATACAAACAAAACCCCACATTTTAGGGGTTTAAAAAGCTTTTTATTTTTCACTTTTTACCCCTATTTTACCCCTACAACATTTTTTTAACTTATTAATTGGTTTTCTCATATAAAGAGAGTAAATCCTAACCCCACCCCACAAGACAAAAACATCAAAATCACTAATACCAAGAGCAATTAATATCTCTTTAAAATATCTATCAGCTTTTTCAAACTCTTGAAAAGAACAAAGATAATCATGCACGATAACAGCAGGTAAATAATCACTTCTATTAGGAGGATAAAAAGACCAAAACACCCTTGGTATATCAGCACCATTGGTCACAAATCCAACAGGCACAACAACATCTCTATATCTAAACTCTCTATTTAAAATATACCTATGATTAGAAAGTGGAGAGACATCTATATTACTATAAAACTTCATCTACCAACTCCACTCTAATATTTTGAGCCATAAACGCTATCTTCTTTGCTTTGTCACTCCCATTTATAATTCTACGAGCTTCAATAAAGTTAGAACCACCTTGATTAAAATAATCATCAAGCTTCTTACCTGTAAAGACACCATGTATCATTCCATAGACTAAAATAAACAGAGAGTTGTCAAATTCTAAAGCCAATTCAGGCTTTTCAACCAAATCAATGTTCATAATATCACTAAACTTTTCATAGTTGTATTTATGCGTAAGTTGAACAAACCCACGACCATAATATGGATAATATTTAAACTTACGCCGTCTATAAGCATCTGCATTTTTTACCCAGTAAGCCTCTTCAACAGGTTTAAAAGTTCCAGCTGTCTCATGGTCTACCGTTGCCACAACATATTGAATAGCTTCAGGCTTTGAAGCACCAAGCTCTTTACACTTTTTAGTTATTTTCCTAATCGCTGTTTCTCTGTCCATCTATAAACTCCTTGTTATATTTCTTCACTTGATTATTAAGCACTTTATAAATATAAATAAAAAGCTTCAAACGCTTTTTTAAATAATCAACTTTTAACGCATCACCCATTTTTATTTTTTTAAATGTCTTTAACGACATTGTCACATTTTTATCAACAATGGAAATCTTTTCTCTTTTAATTAAATATGAGGGTATCTCAACCGAAGTATTAACCTCAACCGTTTCCAACCTTGGAAACTTTTGTTTCAAGTACTCAACACGAGGGTTACACTCTTTATTTGTACATCCAACCATAATCAGAGTCATTAAACTCAACAATGCCACTCTTTTCATCTTCAACCTCCTTGATTGTTTCTCTCAAATTATTAAAGACACTATTATTTTCGGTTACAAAAACTTTAACCTTTTTCTTATTTTCACAAGACCTTAACAAAGCATGAGTACTGTTTAAATCATTTTTATACCGTTTCAGCTCTTTTTGTAAGTCGAGTACAGGCTTAATATGCCAATCATAATAATAATCCTTAACCCCAAGAGCTAACCCCCAAAGCAAAACAATAACCCCAAGAGCTAAAATATATTTACGACCATTGTAAATCAATCCCAACAAATTAAAACTACCAATCATCACAACACCTTATCCGTAGCTGGTTTCTGCATTGCTCTCCAATACATAAATAACAAACCAATACCAATAATCCAAAGACCAACATCTCCCATCTTAAAAGAAGTCAGAAGCATCCATAAAAACCCAATAACCAACACCATAAACATGCTAACACTACGGCTATACATCTTGTGAAAAAAAGACATAGCAAACAAAACAGCAATAACCATTTTCAAGAAAATTAAAGCCATCATTTATTACCTAGCCAAGTTCTAATTAAAGCAACGCTACCACTTACGCCAACACTTACAAACTTCATAATTGAATAAGAAACAACAACTGCAACAAAAATGTTAATGGAAAAAGAAAAATGAAACTTAAGTAGCATAAAACTATACATTGCAGGAAATGCAAAAGTACCAAAGATGAGATGCTTAAACATCTCCGAAAAGACCTGATGCCTATTTTTCTCTTCTGTACTATGGCTATACTCATAATAGTAAGAAAATACAGAAAGAAGAAAACCAGCAAAGCCTAAAACTAAATCTTGGTAACTAACTGTCAATGCCCCATAAGTCATAGCAGAGCCACTACTAGCCAATAAAATTCCACTAGCTGAAATTTTGGTTTCACTTACGACTTTAATTGCTTCATCTACCATATAAAACCTTAATATTATTATTTATTTTAGATATAATAATATATATAAAGAATTAAGTTAATAAGCAGATATTTAAAAATAAGAAACAAAAAAAAATAGGAGATAAAATGAGTGAAACATTCGTGCCAAAAGCCTTTAGGAGAAAAGAGACGAGAGGTATCTATATGTCTCTATATGCTACATTTTATGTAGAGCATATAAAAGACATGACAGGGAAAAGTTTGGGAGAAATAGTAGAAGAGTTAATATACTCTCAAGAAAATTTCAAAGAAATTATGAATGATTTCTTTGAAAAAGTATCACCAGACGCTCTATAAATAGCGAAAGATATATTCAATTAGAGTTTTATGAATATTTATAATCCTCATAGAGGATTTTAGTTTTTACCAGCTCTCTTTGCTGTTAAAAGAGAGTGTTCCCTTTAATATGTTCTTTTCTAAACAGTTGCCATCATGACAGCCTGGCACACTCTCTTCACTCTCTTCTATGTAAAGAGAGTTTATAATAAACATATCTACTATATCTATTATTCTTGCTAACTCATCATCAGTTAGCTTTCTCTTTGGATTAGATGCACTAATCCAAGTCGGTTTATTGTATTTTTCTACAATATTATAAGCATTCATAACTCCAACTCTTTTCATAGCAAGTAAAAAATTCTCTTTACATTCTTCTGATATGTTCAGATTTTCTATATCTGACACAGTAGGTTTCAAACCATTTCTGTATAAACAATAAATTTGATAACTCTCCCCGTTGTACTCATAGAAGATTTTCCCGTCTTTTATCTCCCATCTTCCAGTTAATCTTGTAAAAAAATATTCTTTGAAGAACAATAGATTTATTATTTTTTTATCTTGCTTTGTTAATTTAAACTCTCCAAAAAGAGACAATTGTTTTAATCCACTCATCTACGCTACCCTCTCATCTAATAATTCAATTTTGCCATTTTGTAAATAAGATTGAAATCTCTCTCTATTTAATGCTCCAAATGCTTTATTTTCTACATACAGAATCTCTTCTGTATAACTCCATATACCATTGACAATTTTCCCATTATCTAATTTAAAATTTATGTTTTTATCTACATATTGAAAATATAGTTCATTTTCAATAAAACTCTTAAATCCATTTTTCTTTTTAATATCTTTATCTTTCATGTAGAAGATTATTGCTTTTTTCAATTCTTGAACTGTTATGCTGTTGCCTTTTTTTCTAAAAGCAATATAAGTATTCAACGCTTCAGCTTTTTTACCTGCATATTTAGCATTAAAAGCTCTATATGACATAAATAGATTTTCAAATTCTCTAATCCATTTTTTTTCTTCAAAATCTCCCCCATCATCATCATATATATTCTTTTGGTGCAGTTGGGGTGCAGTTGGGGTGCAGTCTGTTTTTCCAGATGCCTTTATATCGGCGTTTAAAGGCACTTTTGGGGTGCAGTTGGGGTGCAGTTGGGGTGCAGTCTGTTTTTGAGCAGAGCTATTTGGCAGAGAGTTATTTCTAGCTCTAGCAGAGCGTTCCCATCGTCTCAAGCTCCATGAAGCATCTGCTTTTTCCATTTCCATTTCAAACTCTTCTAGCCAATTTCTAACCAGTTGGCTAGATTTTAATTTTATACATTTCCCTCTTTCCCATTGTCCCCAGCTCTCTTGAAAAAACTTGAGAGAGTGCATCTTCTCTAGGATACCAAATTCTATCTGCTCGTTTACGGCTAACCATTCAGTAAATGCGTGGAATTTGTTCTTGTTACTCTTTAGGAGTTTATTCATATACGGTACAGGTATTTTAATAGTTATGTAGGGTATCATTACAGTTCTCTCATAGGGTTATTTTCATCATAAAATGTAATTTTTACGCTGTTATTGGTAAATCTAGTATACTTACCCTCAAAATTAACTTTACTGATGCCTGTAGCACCATCTCTGTTTTTTGCCACTATCATTTCTGCTTCTGTTACATCGGGTTCTCTTACTTTTTCTCCTCTTTGGTAATAACTTTCTCTATGTAGCAAGATAACTTTGTCTGCTTTCTGCTCTAATTCTCCACTCTCTCTCAAGTCTGCAAGAGTAGGACGATTTGATTTTCTATTTGTAACTTCTCTGTTTAATTGTGACAAAATTATTACACTTATTCCAAACTCTTTAGCTATTGCTCTTACTCCACTCATTACCTCTCCCATCTCTATTCGTAGGAAACGAGGGTCTTTGTAAGAAATTTCTCCAATATGGTCAATTATCCAAACTTTTATATTTTTATTTTTTCTAAGCACTCTTTGTGCCTTAGATTTAATATAATTAAAGTTTACTCCATTTTTATCATGGATAATTAATCCACTCTCCTTAATAATTTTTATGCTTCTTTTATATTTACTAAAATCTTTAATAAACCCTTTTTTCAAATCATAGAGTGTAGTATCTGACAGAGTAGATACAATTCTGCGAACTATCTGTTTTTTCTTCATCTCTAAAGAATCAAATAGTATACCACAGCTAGGGTCTTCTACCCAGTTTGCAATCATTGTCGTAACGGCAGATGTTTTTCCCATACTTGGTCTAGCCCCAATAATTACAACTTCTCCTTCTTCTACGCCACCAATAATTGCATCTAACTCTTTTATACCTGTAGGTAAAACTTTTCCTAGGTCTTCTTTACCAGCTGATGCTACGTCTTGCTCAAACTCATTCATAATCGACTCTATATCTATAAAGTCGTCGCTGTCTTTGTCTATAAGCTCAATGCTCTTTGCTATTGTTGTTATTATTTCTTCACTGCTCTTTTCCTCTATCTCTTGTTTTATTTTTAAAGAGATTTGATTTAGTTCTCTCTTTCTTTGTAACTCTTTCAAGTCATCAACGTAGGCATTTAGGTTTGAGATAGCATTTGCACTCATAATCTCAATAAATTGAACTTCATTCATCTTGTCGCCCAACTCTTTAGTTAAGAATATCTCATCAATAGGTAAGTTTTTTTGAGCCAAAGATTCATAAGCTCCAAAAATATACTGATGAAACGGTAGATAAAAAGTATATGCCGTAATTTTGATTTTAACATCTTCAAATATCTCTCCATCAAAGAGAATAGAAGAGAGAATAGCTCTCTCTATATTTATGTTGTATAATTTGCTCATTTTTAGCCTTTTTTTAATAAGATTAGGCTAGAATTATTTACCTGAATTATCCTAGCCATATAAAACCTCCTAGGAGGGCTTATATGGCTACTAGCACCATTTGGTGCTAGAACTTGTAGTTAGTTGGAGTCATTTTTCCACTCCGAACATCTATAATGTTTTTCTACATTGTAAGGATTCTCATCATCTTTACAGCACATAGAGAACTCGCTAAAATGCTCACTCTTAACCTCTTGCTCAAAGTGCTTACAATTCCAACAACACTTAATGTCGATTTCTTCCTCTTCATCATTTATTAAAAGGGGCAAAGAGCAAGAGGTCAGCATAATTGCACATTCAAAACATATGTCTTCTACTTCTTCGTTAGTAATTCTGTTTATCTCTTTTTTTGCTTCTACTGTTAGCTGAAATGCTTTTTCTGTACAGTCGTCCATATCACAATATCTGTATACTAATTGCATTATTACACACCCACCACATCATCAACACGAACTTCAGCACGAACACAAGCCACCATGGTGTCAATGATTTCTGAAAAGTCAAAATCATTAATAAGCTCTACTGCTTCATCTTTGCAGACCAAGCACCAGCAAATGAAACCGTTGAATTTGTGAGTTAGAAGAGTATAACCCTTGTTTCGTCTAAAGCACTGAACAAGCTCTATCTCTACATCGTTTATAGAAGTTGTAAAAAATGTTTTCATTTTAGGCATTTTCTACCTCCTTTGCCTCAAATTTCTTTAACTCTTCTTTAAAGTCATTCCGAGTGATAGGTAAACAAGCTACAAGGTTATCCTCCATATATAATACCAATTCATATCCTAAATATTCATAGCTATCAAAAAAGATAGATATATAATCCCTATTTCTATGAAAAGAGATAAATTTAATGTTTGAGTATCCTGCATTTATTTTGAATTTTTTAATCATCACGCAACCTCCAAGGCATCATTCATAAACTCAACTCTTTTTTTCAAGTCAGCTATATCAATTTCAACAATATTCTTCATACTATCAGCAAGAAGAACAAAAGCTTCACGAAGAGCTTCATCATCTGTAGAGATTTCAAAGCTTTCAAAAAGCCCTATGAAACCTTTGAGCTTACGCTCTAACTCATTTTCAATATGTTCGTGTGTGATTAGTTTTGAGAAGAATTCTCGTGTCATGTTTAATCCTTTTATCTTTAAGATAATTGGATTATATCTAGTTTGGGAAAAAGAATAGCTTATTTTTTTCCCAATGGGAAATAAATTTAGCTTTTTGTTACTCTTTTCGATAATAAATCTAAGAGTTCTGAATCTTTTTTTAGTTCTGTGTTTTCTAAAATTAATTTTAGAGAAACATCTACTATCTTTGGCATCTCTCTTTTTCCATTGCTGTACTCGGATATTTTTGATACACTTACCCCTAGTTTTTTTGCCAACTCCGATTGATTGATACCCAGCTCCTCGCACACCCTCTTGACAATATTCTTTTTCATGAAATTCCTTACTGTTTTTTGCAATTGTAACATAATTAAAACTCATGATACACTTCCTCTAAAATAATGAATCTTCCCTCTTACTAACAGCTCTTTGCCTTTTAGTTTCATGGTGGGAGGTTGTTTAGACTCTAAGCTCCTAATCTTTTTCTCGCATTTTTTGCAGGTGCTTATCACACCTGCTTTACATGTAGGATTTTTTCTGAAGTCTTTTTTTGGCTTCTCTTTTTTGCATTTCTTACATTTTTGCATTTTTCTTATCCCTAAAAAGCTCATTGGTAATAGCTTCTCGCTTTTTATCATCTTTAGGATTTAGAGTGTGTACTAGATTTATTATTGCAGTTGGGATTAAAACACTTTGACCTTTTATCTCAAAAGAAGTTGTTTTTCCCTCTTTTAATTCGATTTCTAATTTCTCTTCTGCATCTTTAATAATATCTTTTATCTTCTCACTGTTCATTTTTTCTCCTCTAGTAGTTAGTATTTGCGACTTAGGGAGAAGGAGGAGCAAGGCAAATACTAACCACAGCTTAAATCTCACTCCTCCTCCCTAAATCATTTTTTATCTCGTTAAGAGATAAGAGACGATCTAAAAAGTAATGGAAAAAAATGAAAATCTTATGAGGGGGAATGTATGATAATAGACCGTCTATTATCTCTTAACATAGTTAAACAATTTGCGTCCCTAAAAAGTTCTAAAAATATTAGAAACACAATATAATATATTTAAACTGTTATTGATTTTTGTTAAGATGTTATAAGAAGTGGTGGGTCGGGAGAGACTCGAACTCTCGACCACTCGGTTATGAGCCGAGTCCACATGCCCCTATATTTGGGTATCTTTTCTATTGTTTTTATAAAGATGTTCTATAAAAGTTCTATAAAAGTTCCAAAATCAATCTAGCTTTAGAATTTCTTCTGTTCTCTCTCTACTTCCAGCTTCTGTTATATATTTAATATAGTACTCTGTAGTAGTAGAAACTTTTGTATGTCCCAACTGTTTAGATACATAGGGTAATGATTGTCCCCCTATTAGCAAAAGTGTTGCATATGAATGTCGTAAGCTGTAGAAGCTTTTATATTTTACTCCTATCTCTTTCAAGAGAGGTTTAAAATGTCTTTTTGTAATACTTGAGCAATCACTCCAGTATTCGCCTCTACTATTTGTAAAAACCCATTCGCTTTTACTTTGCTCTTTATGTTTCATTAGAGCATCTATGAGAGTTTGTGGAACATCCACTATTCTCTCTTTGCCTTTTGCTTTTGTAAATTTTCCAAAACGAATCCCTCTACTGATTTTAACATTCTTTTGAATAAAGTCAAAATCAGTCCACTTTAATCCTATTGATTCATGTGAGCGAACACCTAGAAAAATTCTAGTTAGTATAAAGACTCTTAACCAACCATCTGAATGATGTATCATCAATTTTATTTCATTCAAATTGTAAATTTCTCTAATAGTCTTATGACTTCCTTTTATCTTTTCTGTCCCAATCATTGGGTTTGCCATGATTTGATTGTGTACGACAGCTCTTGATAAAAGTCTTTTGAAAAGATGTTTGACTCTTCTTGTATAGTCTGCTCCTTTTTGAGATAAAAGCTTAGATTGCCAAACTTCTATTTTTTTAGAAGTTATATTATCTAGTTTTATATCAGCAAAAGTAGGATAGATATACTTTTCAAGATGCCTTTTTCTATCATTTTTTTCTGCATTGCTTACGTTTGCATTTATGATTTGCATCGTTTCTTCTGCAAAATCCATGAAAGTTTGAATCTTTTCTTTCTCTGTCAATCTCAGAAATTCGTCAAGCCCATTCACTTTATAGTGAATGATATTTTGTTCAGTGGGTTCATCTCCAGTTACGACTTTTACATCGCCATATTTTGAAATGGGTAATCGTCTTAGTTGTATTACTTTTTTTCCACTTTTGTATTTTCTAACAGTTATAGAAACTTTCTTATCAAAACTTTTCATTGTTCCTCCATATATATATATTGAGAAACAAAAAATAATAATAGTTTAAAAAGTTGTTTTAAATTAAAGAACACTAACTATATAAAATAGTTATCAAATATATCATTAGATTTATTTGATAACGATTTTATCTGTTTCTTTATTAATTAATTGCATACAATTAGAGAAATGTTAAGAAAAGTAATTAAAATTTTATACTTTGTAAAAAAAAGCACAAACTTTTTATCTTTTTTATTCTTTCTTGTTTCTCTTTGGGAATAATAGTATTATTTAGCTTAAATAAAAATAAAATAGTTTCTTTTTTGGAAAATTTATTTTTCTTTAGGGCGAAGTAATTTAAAAAACCAGTTTAAATCTTTCCAAGCCCACAAAGGTATTCCTTGCTCTTCAAGCTTGTACATTTCAAAATCTTTTAAAGGTCTTTTGCCTTGCAATAACTTTGTTTTCATCGCAGGAGATGTAGCAAAATTGTTTATTATTTTATTGAACTCTTCTCTACTTGTAATCATATTACTCTTAGATGTTGTTCCACTTAGAGCTTTTATTCTCTTGGAAGCCTCTTCTATTATGCTTATTTGTTTGTTTATTTCCTCTTGTATTTCTTTATTCATAAATGAATTATAGTCATATTTTAAAAAAAAATCAAGTTTTTTTCTTTTTTAGAAAATAAATGTTTCTTTTTTTTAAAATATTTTCATTTTTATTAAATATTTAAGTTTTAATTAATGAACTAGCTAATATAATTATCTTGTGCGAGGAAGAAAATCGCACAAAACAAGAGGTTTTTGGCTTAAAAAATAAGCTAAATTTAATCCGTTTCCGAAGAGCAGTCAACATCAGAAGCGACAGCTCTTCGGATACCACCAAAAGTGTTCCGAAGAGCTGTTGTGTTTCATTTTACATACTCTTCGGAAACAACAAAAAAAATAACTATTAGGAGTTATAAAATGGCAGAGAAAAATAGCAATCAAGAAACAAAAAATACTACGTTGACAACATCATCGAAGAGAAGATTGGTCAAGGCAATATGTAAAGAGTATCACGATAAATTGGACAGTAAAGCCCCAACAATGAAGAGAGATTTAAACTATACTCAAATTAGAACTTTAATGTATCTTAATGATACTACAAAGAACAAGTTTAGACAACTAGCGTTTGAGGATAAGATAGACCCAAGAGACTCATTAAGCAAATGGAGAATCGAAGTTATAGCAGAGTTTAAAGACCTCTTTACATTCGATATTAATAGTGAAGATGTGGAAGACGTGCAAACCGATATTAGTGGAGAGTATGAAAAGTGGTATAAGGAAAACTTTCCAGAGTCTAAAAAAAGAATTAGCCCAAAGAGCATTAAACTTAGTGAGCTATTAACCTATATGGCAGTTACGAACAAAGATAAGCCACTACCAAACTTAGCACAATATGGAGTAAATGACTTCACATCATGGAAATTAAGCCATATCAATATGGAAGCCTCTAAGGTTTGTAGAGATTTCTTAAATAAGAAATCTGCATAACCCCACCCTCTCTCCTCTTATGGGGAGGAATAACTATAAGGAGAGAAAATGAATAACGAAAATACAACCACAGATGCCCCTACCTCAACCACAATAAGCACAGAAGCACCAAGGTTAGATGAAATTTCCTCTAGTATTGATAGTACAATAGCAGAGATAGAAGATTTGCTTCCCAAAGACCCAGTGGCACAAGCTACAAATACAGTAGTCGGAACACCCGAACATATCGCGAAAAATGAACTTATTGATAAGGTAAAGGAAACAAACTCTACAAAAAACGTTAACAGAGTTCTATCTGTACTTACAGGTATAGGATATGTGGGTCTTATTATATCGGCACTTGTGAAATTCACTGGAATTGTCTATGACATAGATTACCATGTGCCGTTCCTCAAAACGGTAATCTCTGAATTTGGAGTTGCAAGTTTGGGGGTATTTATTACCCTTATCATTTTAGTGATGACCCACATAACTAGCAATGGATTGGTTAATAGAAAATGGAGAGCTATACCAAGAGTTATTCTTATTTGGTTAGCAATCATGGGGTTACTGGCTTCAATGTACTTTGACTACAGGGCTATTGGGAACTACACAAAAACGGTAGTTGAGAAGCAAAAAATCCTAAAAAACAATAATACCAATGATAAAGACGGTATTAAAATTAGTGCTGTAGATAAAGTGATTCAGGGTTATCAAAAGTCGATTGACGGCTACAATAAGGAATTGGACTCTCTAAGAGATAGAATTGGTGCAATCTCAATAACTAGAAATAAAATAGATGAAAATCTAAATGATATAAAAGAGAAGAAAATGAGTCGATTAAGTAAAAAAGATATAAGAAGACTCAATCAAAATGTTAGAACAGGTAGAAAACAGTTAGAAGAGTTACAGAAAGAAGAGGATAGAAATCTTGCACGTCAAAAAGATATAGAAGCTTCAATAGAATCAATACAAGCAAAAGTAGAAGCTAAAACGAAAGAAAAAGGTGTGATGATTGGAAACGTGGACGCACAGATGAATGATGAGCAGTTCCAACGACTTATTTTTTTATTTGCCATAGTAATATTCATTGAGATAACCTCTTTTGGTGGGTTATTGTCAGACTTTTTGGGCAATAAAAACTTAGAAAACTCTATTCATGAGCAACTAGATACACTTAATAATAATACAAATGCTATGAGTGTTTTGTCTGCTCATATATCACGAATGGGAGTTGACCAAGCACGAAGTTTTAACCAACAGCTACTAGTTCAAGGGAACATATCCAAGATGCAAAACTTGAGCCATGTCGCAGGGTTAAACCAACAAGCAGAAAACATTAAGGGGTTCACTCAAGCAACCCACATGATAGGCGAAGCGACAAACGGAATCGTGCAAGAAGCAGTAACAGGATATGCACATGGGATTAAGGCTAACTTATACGAACAAAAAGCAAAAGCACTATTAGATATAGTGCAAAAGCAATCAGAACAAAAGAGTTTAGATGCCTAAGAGTCAGCTATCCGTGAATCAGCTATCCGTTCATCAAATAAATGACAATGGTCATATTTATAACATTTGTTTAGCAGAAGAGGTAGAGAATTTTATCATTCTGCACCAAAACGATAGTAAACAAATTTTGAATGCTTTAGAGATAGCTGTAGCTACACTTGAAAATGAAAGAAAAGACTTTCAAAAAGCCATAGAATTTATGATGAGAGAAGTAGAGGTTGATAAAAAGAAACTTGAAACTCTCACAACCAAACAGACAACTGAACATGAGCGTAAGCTTAGTGAATACCAAGAAGCCATAAATCAAAACAAACAATACCAAGAATGGTACGGGACTCTAATTAGTCCTATACTAATCATAACAGAGTTGTGGAACAATGGTCAAAAGGGGGAGCTAGACATGCTAGTTCCTCCCTCCCAATGGTCGGTCGGTAAAGGTCTGGGTGGAGAAAATGGCAAAAGAGCCAAGAGATATTGGCTCTCACAGTTTCAAGAGTGGGGGCTAATCAAGCAATGGGGGAGAGGCAGATACATGTCAAATGTCGGCATGTATGAAGCCTTGGAAATCCTAAACAAAATGATGAAAAAACAAAATCTGATAATAGAAGAGAAAGGAGAAAATGATGAATAAATTAGGCAAACTACTAGCAATAGTAACAGTATTAGCATCCACCGTTGCCATTGGTTGGTGGGTAATTTTAGAGCTTATTGTGTACGGAAATGTACACTAAATAACCACCCCTCTACTCACACCCCTGCATAACAGGGGTTATACTCACACCCCATTTTATGAAAAACATTTTAGATGTATCTTATTTTTTTACTAAATTTAAGATATATCTAAGATTTATAGTGTTATAATGTCTTTGTCAAAACATAAAGGACAACAAATGATGAAAAAAATAATGACTTATGCTCATGCATTGAGACGTACTTATAGCGTGAGTATGTCTCAAGCATTGAAATCTGCCTGGAAAAAGGCAAAGTATTCTGTTTCTGCTAGGAAGTATAATCTTCCAGTAGAGACAGAAAATCCATATTCTGCACTAGATGGCAGAATTGAACACATGATGAAAACATTCGGTTGGTCTTTTGACTATGCGAAAAAAATAGTAATCGGACGGTTCTATTATATTACCGCTGATGGCAGAGGGAAGCTCTTTGGCAATTTTGAAGATATTGCAAAAATGCCATTGAAGGAGTTTGGAGAATACCTCTTCGAACTCTATGAGGTATACTAATGTTTAAAGAGTTCAAAAACAAAAACAACAAAATAAACTTTACCAAACTAGCAAAATCAGATTTTTGCTGGGTAAAAAACATTGCAGAGGTTGCGAAAAAACAACCTCTGAAATTTGACACCATGTATCTTGGCATTATATGCCAGGAAAATGGTATCTCTCTCGAAGAATTAGCAACTCTTCGAGAGAGTAAAGCTGACATCGACAAAGAGATTGAAGAGCTAGAGGGTCTTGCAAAAGCAGGTAGATATTCTCTGCTAGTCCAAATAGCCGAGACACTCACAAAGGTGATGCAAAGTCCATTTACGGACGATGCGATGTTCCAAAGAGCTGAAAAGCTTGAACAAATTAGAAAAAAAATCTTAGGAATATTATAAATAGAGATACTGAAAAGATTTTAGAGAATTTGAAGTTACTTAAAGAGTGGCTTTAGTTAGGTGAGCGAATAGTTCAGATTCGCTCAATGGGTCGTTTTGGAAACCGACCCTATATTATATCATATAGGAGTAAAAAATGGCAAGATATGTAGTTAAGTGTGACACTTGTGGTCAAAGTATGGATTTTCATACCTGGGGTGGCAATAGCAGAGATAGACAATGGAGAGCAGACCATTGGTCACATGAGTGTGATGAGTGTAAGCAAAAGAGAGTTAGCCAAATCAATGAAAAAAATGCAGAGAAGAATAGAGAAGAGGGATTACCTCTATTGGTTGGTTCTGAAAAACAAATAGCTTGGGCTGAAACTATTAGAGCTTCTTTTGTTCAAGCAAGTTCTAATTTAGTTGTAGATAGCTCTACAAATTATAAAATAACCAAACTCTTCAAAAATACATCAGCTTCTTTTTGGATAGATAGAAGAGGCAGAGAACTTAACAAACTTTTAGAAGAGATTGAAGATGAAGAGGTTGAGATTAAGAAAGATTTAGAACAGAAACTACAAAAAGAAGCAGAACTAGAGGCAACTATTCGCCCAGAGACTGCTTTGTCTGAAACTGTAGCTTATATCTTTGCTGAAGATGAAAAAATATGTATTGAGTTCCCTGAAAAAAGAGAAGATTTCAGAACTTTAGTGAAGGCTCATGGTTTTAGTTGGGGGAATGCTAGATGGTATAGAAAATTATCTATTACCACAGGTTCAAAAGAAGATAGAATTTCAGAAATAGGAAACTTACTCTTGATAGAGGGTTTTATCGTTAGAATTTTTGATGAAGAATTAAGAAAAAAAGCCATAGAGGGTATTTATGAACCTGAACATACAAGATGGATACGGACCTACAAAGGAAAGTTTAGCATCAAATGGAAAAGATACTACGAAGATTTTTATGCCGAAGCTAGAAAAATACCCACTTCAAAATGGGACAACCCAACAGTAGATGTAAAATCAGAACAGTTTGAAGCTGTAGAAGATTTTGCGAATGAGTATGACTTTAGATTTACACCAAAGGCTTTAGAGCTTTTAGAAGAGGCAAAAGCCTTTAAAAAAGCTCAACTTATTCCTAGTCTAAAAAAAGGTAAAGAGTCTATCAAAGTTACAAGTACAGAAAAAGACTTCACACCAAAGGAGGGAGAAATAGATGCAACCCTTCTTGATTAACTCAACACTGATGGGACATCAAAAAAGAGCTGTAGAGAAATTTACAGTTCAAACTAAATTTGTAAGAGTTGCTGGTCTCTTTATGGAGATGGGTACAGGCAAAACTCTAACAACTATAGAGATGGTTCGACAAAGAGCTGATAGAATCTCTAAAGTTGTATGGGTTTGCCCAGTATCTACAAAAGAGACTATTCGTAAAGAGATTTTAAAGCACACAAATATTTCAGATATTTATGTGTTTGATAATAAAACAGATGATGCCAATATGCCTAATACATCTTGGTATATAGTTGGACTAGAGTCCATTAGCCAAAGTGATAGAACTACTTTAGCTCTTAATGCTTTGGTTGATAGCGATACTTGTGTAATTGTAGATGAATCATCATTTATTGCTAATCATAAATCTAAAAGAGCTGAACGATTATCATTTATTACAAAAGAGTGCAAATATAGATTTATTCTTACAGGTACACCCCTTACCAATGGGATTGTATCTCTTTATAGTCAAATGAAGTTTTTAAGCCCAAAGATTTTAGATTATCAAAGTTTTTATAGCTTTGCTAATAACCATCTAGTCTATTCAGAAAAATATCCAGGTATGATAATTAATACTCTACATGAAGAGTATTTGGCTGCTAAAATAGCCCCTTATGTCTATCAAGTTACAAAAGAAGAGTGTTTAGATTTACCTGAAAAGGTCTATGATACACGATACTTTAAGATGAGTGAAGAGCAGAGAGAAGCGTATGATAATGCCAAAATTGAGTTCTTGGAGATGATAGACCCAACAGAGTTTTCTGCTGTTGATATTTTCAAACTATTTCAAGCTCTACAGCAGATAGTTAGTGGATATAGAAATATAGATAGAAGTGAACCTCTCTATTTTGATGATATGTATAGGGTTGATGCACTTGAAGATGTGCTTTACTCTATACCGAAAGATAAAAAAGTAATTATCTGGGCGAAATATCATTATGATATTGAACTTATTAGAAAGGCTCTTGGAGATAATGCAGTTTACTATACAGGACTTTTAAATGAACAACAAAAGGAAAAAGTATTGGATGAATGGAGAACTTCAAAAGAGTATTTAGTCATTACTCAATCATCTGGAGGATTTGGTCTTACTCTTGTAGAGGCTCATTACTCTATATTTTATAATAATAGCTTCTCTTACTCAAAGAGAGTACAAGCAGAGGATAGATGTCATCGCATCGGTCAAGAGCAAAAAGTGACCTATATTGATATTTGTTGCTCTGATAGTATAGATGAGAGAATATTAGGTGCGATTTGGTCAAAAGCTTCTGTTGCAGAGGCTTTTAGAAAAGAGATTGAAAAAGTCAAGGACAAAAAGTCTTTGGAAAATTTTATAAAGGGTTTATGATGGATAAAAATGTATTAATATCGAAAGATGAAAGGAGAAAAGAGAAGTTTATTGAAAAAATCATAGAAAATAAGATTATAGAAAATGATGTTATTTATATCTATCCTAAAAATAGAAAAAAGAGTTTTAAAGGTGCATATTGTGTCACCTTTGAAGATATTACAAAGGATGATGAGTGGTTGACTGTAAATAGTATTTTAAATGAAGATACTATTTTAATAATGGAAAATCCATCTAGGTATCCGTTAATTACTTCGAGCAAGTATAAATATTTATATAGATTGGCTATGAAAGTTAAAATGGAAAATAAATATATCATTGATATTGTTCCGTTTACTCTTGATATTTCTTATTTATATACTACTTATGTTTATATTTCTCGTGCAGTTTTGGGTCACGCACATTTCTATGCTTTTAAAGAAAATTATCAAGAACAGTTAGAAGATGGAACGATAGTTGATGGACATGACCATCAACTGTTAGCTGAAAAGATTATGAAGGTTACAGATATTGATTATTCTCAATTCTTAGTAGAGGATAGAAAAGTTATAAAAATTACTTCCACTCCTGAAGAGTTGAAGCGTTATCAAGTTAAAAAAGATGAGCTTTTTGCCAAAGAGAAAAATATTACTAGAATTATTACGCGTCTTGCTGATACAGCTCATGCTTTTAGTTCAAGAAGAGAAAAAGTAGCAGAGTTAGCCCTTTATTTAGAGGGTACGACAGTTATTTATTTTAATTTAAGTAGTTATGCTGTTGCTGTTAAAAAAATAATTGGTAGAAATAAAAATATTGTTTGTACCTCTTATCAAAAAGGTCACATTGGAGATGTAGATAATATTATCTATGCAGAATCCCCAATAGTTAAGTCTTATTTTCTATTAGATGCAGAGAGTAAAGCCATTAAAGATACAAAAGTTTTTCACATATTGGGTGATATGGGTGTTGATACACATTTATATTCCAAAATAGAAAGTGAATTGAGTCAAATAAATAGTTTAACAAAGGAGATGAGTTATGTCTAAGAGTGGCAGAAAGATTTATTTACAAAAAGATGTTTTGACCTCTGCAAGAGAGAGGATTAACATGATTTTTGATAGATATGACAGGGTTGTTTGTAGTGTTAGTGGAGGGAAAGATAGCACTGTACTATTTGACTTGACATATAATATTGCTATGGAGCGAAACAAAAAGATTGTACTATTCTTTCTTGACCAAGAGGCAGAATATGACAGTACTATCGACTTAATGAGAGAGCTTATGAAAAAGCCAAACATTGAGAGAGCTTGGTTTCAAGTACCTATTAGAATGACAAATTCCACTTCTTATGAAGAGGATATGTTACATGCATGGGAAGATGGGGTGGAGTGGATACGAGAGAAAGAAGATATTTCAATTCATTCAACTGATGCTCCTGATAGATTCTATGCATTCTTGGAATGGTATGAAGCTCAACAAAATACAGCTTTTTTAATCGGACTTAGAGCCGAAGAGAGCCTTAACCGTTATGGAGCTGTTACTTCACATCCTGGTCTGCCTAATATTCCTTGGTGTAGTAAAGGTAAAGGTAAAACAATTAAGTTTTATCCAATTTATGACTGGACATTTGAGGACATTTGGACTTACATAGGTAAGTTCAATGTACCTTACAATAAAGCCTACGATTGGATGTGGGTTAGTGGTCAAGGGATATCAAGCCTAAGAGTTTCAAACTTGGTTCATGAAAAAAGTTTTAGGTGTTTGACTAGCCTACAAAAGTTTGAACCTAATAACTATGATAGATTAGTTAAGCGTCTAAAAGGCGTTAGAAGTGCTGCCAAATATGGCAAGGAACAATTTATATATGACAATAAAAAACTTCCTAAAAAATTTAAAGACTGGAAAGAATATAGAGATTATTTACTTGAAAATATTCCTGTCTCTGATGAAAAAAAAAGAAGATTTAGAAAACGATTTGAAACTAAATCAGAGTCAGTAGCTGTTCTGAAGCAACAGGTTAAACAATTATTGATAAATGATTATGAAAATTCAGTGCCAGTAGTTGAAAGAAGCGATAGAGATAGCTTATCAAAATGGAAGGATATATTATAATGCAATTAAAAAAATATAAACACAATGAAAAAGAACTTTGGTGTAGTCTTGGGAGCATTGTTGCTTCAAGAAAAATTAGAAAAGCATTAGGTATAGCAATCAGCAGTGATGATAGCTATACTTGGTGGATATGCAAAGAAAAAGGGGAGGTCGTAGGCTTTGGAGCTGTGTCTATTGGAAAAGAAGTTGCTACACTTCATCACTCCTATGTATTTGAAAAGTTTAGAGGAAATGGAGTATATAAGTTACTCTTAAAAGAAAGAATAGCATTTTGCAAAGAACAACAAAATGTTAAAAAAATAACAGCAACAGCTACAGATAATTCAAAACCAATATTAGAACAATTTGGTTTTTATGAAATCTCAAAAAGAGGTAAGTACTTCACAATGAGATTATTTATTAATAAAGGAAAAAAATAATGAAAAAAGTAGAATTAACATGCATGACACCGATTATTGTGCCAATAGATAAGATTCAGGCAAATGATTACAATCCGAATAAAGTAGCTTCGGCTGAGATGAAGTACCTTATTTATTCCATAGAAACTTTTGGTCTTGCCTATGGAATAACAGTTATATATCAAGAAAATATTGACAAATATATAGTTGTTGATGGTTTCCATAGATTAACTGTTTTGAAAAATCATTTCAAATTAAAAGAAGTTCCAGTAATTATTTTGGATTTAGAGATGGAAAAAATGATGAGTGCTACTGTAGCTTTTAACGAAGCAAGAGGTAAGCATCAAATTGACCCAACTAGCGACATGGTGGCTAGAATGGTTAATATGAAGATGAGTGACAAAGACATATGTAAAGCTTTGAATATGTCTGCTGAAGAGCTATTGAGGTTTAAAATGCAGTCTGGACTTCCAAACTTATATAAGAATGAAGAGTTTAGTCGTAGCTGGGTAAAAGGTTTGTAATGATGCAAATTAAAACAATGCAACAATCCATTTATGAGCTGTTGCAAAAAAAAGAGATGAGTGTAGATGAACTACACCATAAAACAGATTTTAATATTATTAGAATCTCAAATTATATTCGTGCATTATATAATGCTAAATATATAAAAGTTGATATAAATAATGATATTAGAATTTACCACACAAATAAAATAAAACTTATTAAAAATACTGGTGCAATCGCACCTCAATTTTATAGAGGGATTTTAACTGATTTTAATTCTTGCGAAGAGCATAAGATTTTTAAATTCAATGGTTCTTGGTACAATACTAAAAACCATAAAAATTTAATTCCTATAGTAGAGGCTCTTCTTAAATTAGAAAAAAAAGAGGTTTATCAAAAGGAAATTTATCAAAAAGCTGGGTTCTTAAACCCTACAGCATTTAGCCGTTGGCTACCAAGATTGCTAGATTCCAAAGTTCTGTTAAAGACAGAGGAGAGCTATAGAAATTCTCCTGTCTTTATAGTGGATTTAGAGAGAGTTGAAATACTTTTAAAAAATCTGCATGAATTTAGGAATTTTGAGTTGGCTTTTAAAAAGCTTGTTTAACCCTCAAACTCCACAACACTTACCCACCCATTGCTGTTTAATGTGTGGGTAACCCTCTTTATCTTATAAATACCATCATCATATTTACTTTTTTTGACATTTATCTCTCCACCTGCTTTTGGAGATGTACTACCATCTATGGTCACTCTTCCTCTTATTGTTCCTACGTTTGCTAAGTCCAATTGATGCTGTGCAAATGTTTTTGCATTCTCTTTTAAGGGGGTATCTGTTTTAGAAAAGCTATCTAAACTTTTTTTTAGCTCCAGTACAGGTGTTCCACCTCCAACTGTTACTGTTATATCTTTATTTTTTTTAGTATCTCGATATGTCATCTTTGCAGATTTATATTTTGTTTTGTTTACAAGCTCTATGCTAGTGCTAATAGCTTCTTTAAAATTACAAGAGTATTGTGGCTTAGACGTATTTTTATCTAAAAACAATATCTTAGCATTTTTTATGCTCAAAGTAGAATCCAAAAACTTTGCTAATCTTTGTAAAAAATGAATATCAGACTCATGCGTTTGTGCCTCATGTCTGAAAAAATGGCTCTTATCACATTTGTTTCCAAGCCCATGCTCTCCTGCTATTTTCCCTACAATTCCACTTATATCTATATTTTCCCATTTTCTATTTTTCTTTTTTTTCAGTTCTTCCGTCCAATCAGCACCAGTTGCACGGAAGGTTAGATTTTGATTAGTGATGGTATGGCTTTGAACGAAAAACTTTCCCATAAAAGACAATCCACTATCTTTATACCCTAGTTCCAATGTAACCACATCTCCAAATGAGGGTCTTGGAAATTCTCGCGTTGTTTGCACTGTTATCTCATCTGATTTATTATCTATTTCATCTTTAAAACTTATAGATTTGACATAGTTTTTTTTGACTACATTTCCACTAAGTGTTAATCTATAATTAGGTTTTGTTAATCCCATAATTGTATCTCTTTTACTTTTTTGATAGCAAAATATGGGAGTTTTATCTCAGCTCCGACTTCTAAAAAAACATCTCTATTGATATGAGGATTAAGCTCTAGTATTGTAAAAATATTGCTCAAATCTTTGTAATGATTATAGACAACCGTATCAAGCCTCTCATCTTCATCTTTAACTATATATATTGTCAATCTAGCACCTCTTCTAATTCTACGCTAAAGCTTTGTTGAAAATGTAACCCACCTTTGTCCATAATGCTACGCCCACGCTTTATTGACTTGATAATTACATTCCAAACCTCGCCTGTGTCTGCAATGGCAAACACAGTAGGGATTTTCAATTTTGCCCAATCTGATATGGGGTCAATAACATGAACTTTTTTTAGAATTAAATCCCCTTTTATCGTGAATCTTTGAGCATATCTTGATATATCTTGATGTGTATCAAATGCATCTATTTTTTTATGTGTAGCATATCTAAACTCTTCTGTAGTGTCCATACCATTATATTCTGCTACACCTCGACTGTTTGGCTTCATCTGAAAAATGAAACTACCCAATATGGCCATCATCTACCCAAGCCCTCCTATATCTGCAAATTGTCTATCTTGATGATTATTGTTTGCCTCTTCTATGCCATCTTGAACCAATTGTTTTATTTGCTCTTGTAGTAGATGTGGCTCGGAAACTTTACCATCTGTTGTCTGTACGATTATATCGCCTATAGATACAGTTATTTGGCTATTATTTACATAATTATTTACGTTGCTATCTTGATTTTGACCTGCTATCGCATCTGATGAAGCGATGGTAAACGGTTTTGGTGCTTCAAATGTCTCAAAACTTCTATCTTTTATAGGATTGATATTTGCTTTTGAGAGAAGTTCTTTTGTTTGAAATGCTCTATTTTGAAGAGATGGCACTTTTGCAAGTTTGAGATTTTCTATTGTAGAAAAACTTCTATCTTGAAGTGTTGGTAGATTCGCTTGAGATAAAATCTCTTGAGTTTTAAAGCTTCTATCTTTGATATGATTGATATTTGCTTGAGAGAACATCTCTTTTGTTTGAAATACTCTGTTTTCTGATGAAACGTTATTGTTCTGTGTGGGATTGGCAACTGCAATAGATGAGCTAAGAGCTAATCCAGCTGTTCCAAGTTTTAGAGCCTTTCTAGCTTTGATTGTCGCATTATTGACCGACTTTGCTAGAACTTTGTCATTTATGCCACTAGCCACGGTTTCCATTAGCTTTATGCGATGTATGTCGGTCAAAGCTCCTTTTTTTGCTGGAGAGAAAGGAAAGAAGTCTCTAATGCTCTTGGTAATGTCTCCTACTTTTTTGGTAAGTTTCTGCCATGTGGCACTCATTCCATCTATGACAGAGCTAATTATTTTGCTTCCTGCATCTTTGAGTGAAAAATTAGAAAAAAAGTTCATCAAGCCGTTCCATTTTTGAGCCACAAAGTCCAAAGGATTCCACGAAACAATGCTCTTTAATCCATTCCACGCACTACCAAGTAGATTTTTAACACCTGTACCAATGCCACCAATAAAATTTAAAATCGGTTGCCAATTATTTGCGAGTACTCCAAGAGGGGTCCAGGAGAAAATGCTTTTTATTCCCTCCCATGCAGAACTAAATATATTTTTAACACCACTCCATAAAGAGCTAAAAAATCCACTCACTTTTCCCCAGTTTGAGTAGATAAGATAAGCACTACCTGCTATGGCAGTAACTGCTAATCCTATTGGGTTAAGGAGGAGGGTTCTACCAACAAAAGCTAAGACACTGCCCACAGCACCAATGGCAGGAGCTAAAATCATAAACGCTCCTTTAAGAGCCAAAACCCCACCAACACCTGCACCAATATAACCAAGCCATTGTCCAAAACTCCGACCGTTTGCCGTAGCACTAGCTACACTGTCCGACACACTAGAAAGAGGCTTAATAAGCTGTTTTATATATCCAACAGCAGTACCAAAAACCGTCTTAAATATATCTCCTATAGGCTCTAAAATAGTAATGATAGGTCGTATGTAATACTCCATCGCTCCAAAAACTGTACTAAAAATAGTCTTGACAGTGCCTAATGCATCCCCAATTCCAAGAACAACCCCAACAAAAAAGCCTTTAATCGGTTCCCAATATTTTCGAACCATAACAGCACCAAGAGCAATACCTGCGATAGCTAAACCAATAGGAGTTCTCAACATAATTCGACCTGTAGCCTTTGCTACTTTGCCAAGATTTTTAAAAGACAACATAGACAAAGCCGTACTCCCACGAGTAGCCAAAGCAACTGCATTTAATTTTAAGTAACTAAGCCTAAGTAGCCGAATACCATTTGATGCATAGCCTGTTGCTATTTTTGTTGCACCTATTGCCATTTTGACAGCCAACAGCCCACCAAGCCCTGCACCGATATAAGTTAGAGCTTTACCAAACCTCTCTCCACTCTCTCCAGCTTTATTGGCTTCATTGCTTGTAATTCCTAAAAGATTAGTAAGAGGTTTGAGTTTCCCATAAACATAATCAATTCCATTTCCCACACTCCCAAGAGCCGACTTGATACCAACAAAAAAACCTTTTATATTTGATTTAACTATCTTTTTGTTAAGCACTAACCATTTATTGAATTTATCCAATACAGGACTCATAAAGCCCCCACCAATTCCACTGAACTGTTGAAAAACAGAACTAACAATAGAAGCACTTGTAGCTGATGCCTTTGCATAAGCCTTAGCACCTTTTAGCCCCTCTTCATCTAAGAAAATTAGCTTCTTTTTGTCCTCTATAAACTCTTTATAACTCTTACCTTGTTTTCGTAAAAAACTTAATATTTTATTGGCTTCTCCACCCATCAAAATATCAACCATAGAAGCAGCCTTTTGTTGGTCCTTCATTTTAAGAGCTGTATCCATAACTATCTCAAATTGTTTATCTCCTTTGAGTCCAGAAAACTTTTTAAATTGCTCTTCATAGTTTAGACCCTTGAAACTCTTATCTGATAAAGAGAAGTCTAAACCTTTAAAAGCATCGTCTACACCACCAACTAATTTAAGCTCTTTTCCTTTTCCTTTGTCCTCTTTGAGCCAATCAAGGTAAACTACTTTAGATTCACCAATCTTATTGTTAAGCTCCTCCATAATGTCGGTTACATGTTCGTAATCTAAACCGATACCCTTTACAGCAGAACCAAGAGCATTAACGGTATTGAAGCTCAATCCCACAGTATCAGCCAAATTTGACATCTGAACTGTTGCTTTATTTATCCTGTCAATCCCAAAAGCAACACCCCCTAAAGCTACACCCATACTAGCAACTTTTTGAACATTACCAAGAAGTTCAGTTTTTAAAATCTCTCTCCGTTCTACAATCTGCTTAATCTTAAGAGTTGTACCGTTGAGCCGATTAACTGTTTTCTCTATATTTTTGATGGTAGAATTGGTTTCTAATGCCTCTTTTTGAACCTCTTTAAGTTCATCTTTAAGTTCAAGTTTTTGACCATTTATTTTTTTTATCTCATTACTTGTTTTTTTAAGCTCTTTAGTAACGGTCTTATTTGCATCTCTAACTTCATTGAACTCTTCTTTTACTTTTAGCTTCTCTTCTGAAAGCCCTATTATTTTAGTTTGAGTACTTTTAAGCTGACGATTGAGTTTTTTTAACTCTTTAGTATCTGTTGTTGCCTTTATTTTAAGCTCAATGGTATCTTTTTTTGATTTTAGGGTATCTATTTTATTCTCTATCTTTACTATAGACTCATTTAGCTCTGCCTCTCTATTTTTGTTTAGACCCAAAGAGATTTCTGTTTTTCTTTTTTTTAAATCATCAAGTTGATTATCTATTTTTTCTATATTATCTTTAACTTTTTTTACAGAGCTATCATTAGCAACAATATTAATCTTTTTAGAGTTCAGCTTCTCTATCGTCTGTTGAACTTTTGTTACAGAGTTGGTAGCAGATTGCATTCCTCTCATCATTCCACCAACTTTTGCACCAATTTTTAATACTAACTCTACACTCTTCAAAATATCCTCTTTTTTAAGTTTAAACTAAGTCCCCACAAGCTCTATAAGCCCTTTTCACTGTGCTAGACTACTCTAGCACACTAAAAATGCTTATTTTTGGCTTCCAAAATCTCTACTGATTGTTTATAATATTTTTTAGCCTTATCAACACGCATCTCCATTATCTCTCTATACCCAAAATGCAAGACATAGGCAATAATGGAAACCATACTTACAATAGAGTTTTTATCTACAAAAAAACTCCCAAAACCTCAATAAGTGAGCTATGCTCTTTAATCGTAAATATAGTTTTAAACTCATCTGGTGCAATCTTAGGCTCTAAAAAAGTAGAGAGAAGATTATTCATCGCACCATATCCACCACCATCAGCACCCTCTGTTGCTACTTCTAAATCTTCAAGCGTTGGCTTAATAAGTTTGAACTCTTGTATCTCTACACCGTCAACTGTAATAGGGTTGTCAAAGGTGATTAAAATAAACTCACCTTTATCTTCAACGCTACAATCATTTTTAACTATTTTTATATTTTTTAATCCACGAACTGCCATCTGTTATCCTTACATAATTTGACCACGAAGGTCACTTAAAAGGTCTGTACCACCAACAATCAATACCATATTATCGCTATCAATCTGATACTCTTGTTTGCCGTTGATAGTTAAGTCTGCAACAACAATACTCATTTTTAATGTTCTCTCGACCTCTCCACCAGCTTCAAACTCTTTATCTTCTACATTGGCATTACCTTTCCAATTAGCAACAATTGGATATTTTTTACCGTTTTGGTAATAAGAAGCTTTAATCAATATTTCTGTATGGTCACTTGATTGGTAAGAGAGTTTAGCAGCATCAAATGCTTTATCAGAGAACGTCCTAAACGTCAACTCTCCCTCCATCTTCCCTAAAATTCCGTTAAAAATTTCTCGTTCAAACCCTCCAGCTTTCTGTTCAGTTTTTAAAAACTCGATATTGGGTAACTTCACTTTAGAACTTACACCCAAGTGATGTTTCCCATTAATCCAAATGTTAGCATCTACAAGGGTTTGTGGTTTAATCATTGCCATCTACTCTCCTCCATTAATAAAATTTAAGAGAACTTCAGAGTAATCATCAACATAAACAAGTTCCAAATTTAGCTCTCTAACAGCTGGAACATCTTGTATTTCCATTGTCAAGTAGAATTTACCTGCTGTCACAGTTGCTTTGGTATTTTTGTTCATGTCAAAATAGACCTTGAATCCGATAATAACATTGTTTCCTTGGAGTTCTCTAAAGAACTCTTCAATGGACTTTTTGACATAGAGCAAAATATCAGCTTCTCTATCTCTAGCCCATTTGATGCTTTTAATCATTGTTTCAAGTAGTCTGTAAAATGTCCTAACACGGTCAAGAGGTTGCCAAATAGGGTCAATGTCAGTCGTTTCAAAGCCATATTGCCTCCAGCCCTCATCTCGCACAATGTGAGTCATTCCTTTTTGTCGAAGTCGTTGAGCTTCACAATCTCCCATAGGTATATACTCTATAAAAGTTCCGTCTGCTCTTGTAGCAGAGCTAATCCCTCTAATGACTCGGTTAGAGTGGTCTTTTGCCCAACCAAATGGGTCAAATCCATTGTCTCCACCATTGTCCCAATAGGCAATATTTCCAGCAATCATTACATCATTTGAAATTTTAAGTCCATCAATATGGCTTACACCATTGGTGATGAGTAAAAATCTACTTCCAAAATTTGAGATATAGGTATTACTATCAGCCTCATTATTATCTTGACTGCAAGTAATACCAGTCGCCCACATCTTCGCACCCATAGCATCTAGCTTTGCACCAATACCATTATCTTTACTGTAATCAGGTGCAATTAAAAGATTAGGCTTGATACCTGTGATAGTATAAGCCTGTGGCATCTTCTCAATTGCTTTTGAGATGGCATCTCTGTTTTTTGTATCATCTGTATCTAGTTTTACGATGTACGCTACAAGAGGGTTAGAAACCCCTTGTAGATAGATACCCAATAGTGACTTTTTTAGAGTTCCATCCGTGATGTTTTCATCTTCACACCATTTTAAGCCCTCTTCAGCATTATTGAATTTTTTAAATCCAATTTCATCACTATTGGCTGTTACTGCCATACCAATTGGTGTTGAGCTTTCAACGGCGATTGGTCTTGACGCTCTTACGGAGATTAATCCGTTTATTCCGAAGTTTAAGTTCATTTTTTACTCTTTAAAATTGGGAAATGTAGGATAGTTTGCTTCTCTATCTTCTTCAATTGCTTGTAATCCTTCTGATATTGCTTGTTTTACCCACTCTTTTCGCAAAGCAATTCTTGCCATTTTCAAAATCCCTTTTTTTGATTCTAAAGGAAGATTTTCTTTTAAAAAAGCTGATTCGAATGTAGAACCATTTAAAAATTCTTTTGCGATATTCATTGCAAAAGAATTTGGAGATTTAACTCCTTTTTTTGATAAAACATTACTATAATACAACCACCACCCATCGTCTTGGGCTTGTTTTCTATCTGTATAGTGTAGATACACATGCTTTTCAATAGGATTTAAATCCTCTGTGTTTTCATTTTTCATCATTGCTCCTTAGTTTATTTTTGTTCCTGAAAAGTTGTAACTCATACTTACTTTATCTCCTGTATTA